GACACCGAGGATGATGACATCCTTGCTGTTTCAGAACAACTGGCGAATGACCTTGCCACGGTTGAATCTGATGAGGAAGTAGTCGCCCCCGCCGTCGAAGACGAAGAGGATGCCGACAAAGAAGAGTCTCCAGACGAGGCTTCCGAAGAGACTGCTGAGCTATCTGGTGATCCAGATGAAGTAGCCGACCCAGCCGCTGAAGAAGATAAGTCTGAGGAAGCGGAAGAAACCGCTGCGGATGAACCACTCGTAGAGTCCACCGATGCTGAGGCATCAGGTGACGATGAGGAAGTAGAAAACGCAGAAGTAACTCCCGCAGAAGAGGGTAAGGCTGAGGGCCAAGAAAATGGCGAAACTCACCCCGACCCAACTCGTGAGTCAGCACTAGAAGACGAGAACAAGAAGCTTAAGGAAGCCCTTCGCCACATGTTGGTGGAGCGCGTTGTAGATGCCAAGATCATGCACGGAATGGGAACAGACCGCGCAGAAATGATCAAGGAGCATGCAACTCGTACGGCTTCTTCTTTGAGCGACACTCTCAAGGATCTAGCTCATATGCCTGTAACGGGCAAGGTAGCCGAAGACGTTTCAATCCCAAGAGTGGATGAGACGACATTGGTTGCCGATGAGAGCAATGTGACCAGCGAGGCAGAAGTTGTCGAGAAGAAGGAAGAGGTAACTCCTATGCAGAGAGCAGAAGAGTATTTCTACCAGAGACTTAACGGCAGCGCACATTTCAACACCAAAGCACTTAACTAACAGGAGTTACATAAATGTCAGTAACAAAGTTCCGTAAGACATTCGGCCGCTCAGGTACCGGCCGCTTCGTGGTTTCCGAGGGTATCGCACCTTCCGAGCCACTTCTTGCCCACCCAGGTCTTCCTACCCTATGGACAGAAGACAACACCCTAGACGAAATCGTCATGACAAAGGGTACGATCATCACGGTCGTAGCTGATGCCAACGGCGATGCTTGTGTCGTGCCAGCCAATGGTTCCGGCTCAGCATTCGTTTGGGATGACACATCCCTTATGAACCTCGACACTGGCGCTACGCCTGCATCGGACTCTGGCGTTGCCCAGATCGATACGGTTACCGTACCCGCCAACTCAGTGCCGGTTGGTTGCACACAGTTCCCAGTTGCTCGTCCATACGACAAGGGAACCAGCAAGCTCGCTAGCTGGATCACCACAGGATACGTTGAATGGCCGATGGTAAACGGCCTAAACGCCAACCTGGTTCCTGGTGACACAGTTCGCGCCGATGCATATGGTCGTCCAGTCAAGCACACGCTTGGTACTAACGACTATCTGATGGTAGGAAAGGTTATCGCAGTTGAGAAGTTCGCTACTAACTTCGATGATGGCCTACTTTCATACATGCAACTGCCTTCAGATCCAGGTGCTCTGCGGGCCGTTTTCGAGCAAACACGCCCAGGACCATACGTGGGCAAGCTCGGCATCCGTAAGAACCTGGACGTAGTAAATGCAGTGGGAGCATTCCGCTGCGTTCTAACACTAGCTTAATTAACAGGAGGCTATCCTTAAATGTCATCAACATTAAAGATTGAAGAACTCTTCGCTGAAGAGAACAACTGGAGCACAGCCTTTAATGAGAACGGCTATCTTGACGAAACGAACAGGGTGACCATTAAGGAAGCCTTCGGTACACCCGATGCCGCCATCCTGTTCCCGAAGGTAGTTGGCCGTACTCTTAGAGAGGCTGCTGAGCCACAGGCGCTAATCACACCATTGCTTAGCACCGTCCGTATTACGTCACGTATCGTGACCATTCCTGCGGTTAACGCAATCCAGGCTGCTGAGATTCCTGAAGGTCAGGAATACCCAGAGCAGGCACTTGCGTTCCAAGAGCAGGTAGAAGGTAAGGTTAGCAAGAAGGGTGTCAAGGTCGTTTTCACCGAGGAAGTCATCGCTGACTCTCAGTGGGACATCGTAGGCCTTCACGTCCGTGCCGCTGGCCGCGCCATGCAGAGACTGAAGGAGCAGATCGCTCTGGTACGTTTCAAGAGTAACGCTCGTGTTGTCTTCGATAACGACGACAGCCCTGACGTAATCGCCAACACCACCGGTCGTGGTTATGACGGTGCCGTCAACAAGACCGTCTCATGGGACGACTTCTTGACTCTTTCTGCAGCACTGCATGCTACCAACCATGCTCCAACCGACATCATCATGCACCCGTTGATGTGGCCTGTGTTCCTTCGTGGACCACACTACAACTTCGCGCAGGGTAATGCTTGGAACCAGAACGTTGACAGCAAGGCTGCAGTCCTTAATCAGACTGCCCCACTTGGTCTTAACGTACTCCTTAGCCCATTCGTAAGCTTCACGGCTGCGTCTGGTGCAACCCCAGCCAAGTCAGACATCTTCGTGATTGACCGTAACGAGCTTGGAGCAATCCTGGTTCGTGAGGACATGAGCACAGATACGTGGGACGACCAGACTCGTGACCTGCGTGCGCTTAAGCTGAAGGAGCGTTACGACATCGTAACCTACGGTAACGGCGAGAACGTCGCTGTCGCCAAGGGCGTATCACTGGCTTCTA